CCATTGATGTCAAATCCATTTGTAAAAGTCCTGTTCAGACCGCGTGTCGTTCTCATGATTACCCCCTGTGGATAACTTCTGTGGATAACTATTTGTCCGTACTGTAGAAGCCCTTACCCTTAAATACTGCTGGAGTAGCTGCAATCAGCTTGACCATTGGCTCATTGCAATAGGTGCATGGGATTATTGGTCTATCGTGCCATCCGTGATAGATCTCTTGACTAAGATTGCATCGTGTGCATTTGTAGTCGTAGGCTGGCAAGTTAAGCACCTCTTTATCATGTAAGACCCACAGCCTGTGCAGCGGTCAATGTCTGCTTCTGTGGGTTCGCTAGTAATGTGACCATACTTTAGTTCGAGCAATGGTAAGAGATCCTCTAGACGGATGATGGCGGCATACTCACGCGCATCTTCACCTTGTCCGTTGAGTCTAATAACTCCGAAGCCTAATTCCCCCGAAATGGCTGTCCGAGCTTTCAGTTGTTTTAAGTAAGCTAGAGGTTGAAATCCAGCGCGGGCTTTGACTTCAACATCGAACGGAACATTAACAACATCCTTACCATTACCCCTTCCCACACATGCGCCTTGCCAGACAGTCGATAGGTACTGTGCAACAACACGCTCTGTGCGGAAACCTCTATGTTTCCTTGCTTGACTAGCCATGCGCCATGTAGCCCATAGCAACACCACCAATAAAGATGCAGAGCACCAAGAAAATCAGCAGCTTCTCTGAGTCATCCATTGACAGCCTTGCACTTACCGCATTGCCATGTGACAACGCCATTGACTGAGTCACTTGAAATGTCCTCTAAGTCTCTGATTGCAACTGGCTCATTGCACAGCTGACATGGCACGAAGGCTGACATGAGATCAACCCACTCACCATTGATCTTAATTCCGATGTTGCCCATTACACTCTCGCCTTCTGTGGTTGCCACTTACCATCTGATCCGAGCTGATACCAGACAGGCGGACAATCAGATTTAACTCCACCTGCGTTCATTTGATTGCATTGATAACCGCCCCATGCACGCCCATTCTTTTCACCTTCACGCCATCGCATGTGTCCATGCTTGCATTGTGGTGCTTCCTGTGCTTCTGGAGTGCCAAGAATGTCTTGCACTAGGTCAAGTGCCTTCTCTAAGGTCACGGGTGCATCGACTACTCCATTGTACTGTCCAACAGGTGTAGTCCAATAGTCCTGATCATCTGGCTTGACTTCTTGAACAGGTGGCTTAACTGGCTTAGCAGCTACTACCTTGCTCATTTCTTCTCGGCTTGGTCTCTTTCCTTTAGGCGCATAACCTGCATTTGCAAGTGCTCTGCCGATTGCCGAAGTCTCGCAATTCTCCAACGCTGAAGTCTGATTAACGCCTCGGCTAGTAACTGTTTCCTCAGCGTACCCTGTTGCCCATGCAACGCTATCTTCAGCATTCTTAAATAGATACGCCTTAACAATGTATCGAGTAGCCTCGACAACTTCCAACTCAGTTGAAATGCGGAACGCTGGATAGTCCTTAATAAACTTTTCAAGTCTCACCTCTACTGGCTCGTAATCGGCTAAATTAAACATAAAGATCATTTTCCTCTGTAGCTAGTTGCCCTGCGAGTGCGCCATAACTGCAGAGATCGACCCAGTTGTCGATGTGTTGGGCTGATTGATTAGTCCGTGCAAGTTTAACGAGCACCATGATCCCTGCCACCTGATAGTCGTGAATCGGTGTTTGTAGGTATGCTGAGAGCAGCATTGCGGTGTGTTGCAGGTTATCCGCAGGGTGACCATACGATAAGCCACGATCACGGATCGTATCGGTGGCTGTGAGAAGGATTTCATTGGCTTTCATTCCTGCCCCTTGATGCTACGCCCACGATGGTAACCATCTCGAACGCCCTTGTCATAGCTTCTACGCTGAACATCAAAGATTGTGATGGCAAAGCCAATCAACATCCCAATGATGCAGATCAATAACAGCTTGTCTGTGTTTGACATCTTATACCTAACTGCCCCAATGCCCTTGATTGGTGACAGACTTAGTGTGACAGAACTGTCCGACTAATCAAGCACATTCTGATAACGAAATGATAACGATTATCTAGGTCTGCCGTAGGACTTTCCAGCCACAATGAATGTGCCGTCTTTCTCGATGTGGATAAGATCGACCTGCACCTTAGCCTTGTTCACATAAACAATGGCGAATGCCTGTTGCCAGTTAGCCACGCCCTTAGTGTAAGCAGCTTGCTTAAAGTCCATAAGATTGCCTACCTCGACACCATGTAGGACACGCCCTATACGACCCCCAGAAGCCTCTGAGAAGGCTGATCTGCCTGCTCTGTGGGTATGACCTGAGATGACATTCTTTCCATGCCTACGAGCCGCCTCTAGGGCTGATAAGCCCCCCTGTGGCTTGATTGGTGTGTGGTCTCCATGAACAGCGATCCAGTTAGGTGCAATAGGCATTGGATTCTTATGGAAGGTGATGCCAAGCTCATCGAACTTCATGAACTTCTCAAAGCGCAACTCTGGCAATGCACCAAATGCCGGCACTTTAGCCATAATGATGTTATACAGGCGATCTGTGTGATTAGATCTTATGCAATCGCTAACCTGTAAATCCCAGAGTAACTGCACAGCTTCATTGCGGTCATCATCTAGGGTCTGGGCATAGCTGCCCATGCGCCCTTCTTCCCACTTGCTTATCTGGGGAAGGTCAATCTCATCACCAATGGTCACTACTTGGTCTGGCTTAAACTTTGTGATAAAACTTGCAAGGTTACGGGTTGCAACCTTGTCATGATACGGAACTTGAAGATCCGATACGACCACGATTCGCTTAATCGTCATCCTCATCTACATAATCGCCTAACTTCTCAGGCGGTATTCCATCGGGCAAGATCCAATGTGGATAAGCCTGTGGCTCTGTAATCATGAACATGGCAACATCTTCTGCAAAGCCTGCTCTTTTTAGCGAGCAGAAATACTCATAAAGCCCAATGCAATAAGCATCAAGCTTTGAGTAACCTTGTTCCTCTAGTGCCTTAGTTGCTTTTCTTGCCATAGCAGAATGTTACCTGTCAAGCAAGATGTTATAGATCTCATCGACTCGCGTGTTGAGTCTTTTGATCTCAGACAACAGGTGGGTAATTACATAGCCAGACAAGCCGCCAAGTGCTGCAATGGTGGCAAGGTAAAGGGTGAAGAAATCTGACTGTGTCACTTCTTAATACCCATAGCAGGATCATTGGGTGATAGGTAGCGCAGTACAGGTGGAAGGATTGAAGCAATGCCTGCTGCAATGAGAGCCTTAGGATCTGTGACCCCAGCTGCTGCCATTGAGATAACTGCTACTAGGAATGCTCTAGCCCATGAGCCTGCTGCTGTCTTTAGTTCATTCATTAGTTTCCGCCTAACATAGGTATCTGAAAAAAAGCACCATCATTGTCAGCTTCTTTCTTAAAGCTAACATGAACATGCTTAGTGTGTTTGTTAGCCCCTGTGTACTTGCGCCACTTCCAGTTAAGGATGTGGGAACAGATTCGTCCATCGTAAATGATGTAACTAATACGCTTGTCTGCTTTTGACTTGGACAAGGTGCGAAGCTGATCAGCAAGATCTCCCATGATGTCGGGCTTGCCACCCTTGAATAGGTCTTTGTCCACATCAATGGCACGAACCCAGCCCTGCTCATCTGGATTATGATCTGACTTGCGAGCAGCGTGTCGGGTATCACCGATCCAACCATCCGATGTGCGGTCACGATCTGGGAACGAATCATCGAATTGTTCGCGTAGCTGTATCGCTGCCTTACTTAGCTTCGGCTTCATCGATCACACTCGGTGTGGATTGTTCCGCTTCAGGGTTTAGATAGCGTTGATAGTCCGAGTTGGCTTCATCTTTAGGAATAAAAGCCCCGTCAGAACGCAAAAGAAGTTCAGACTTGCTAAGTTCGTCTTTGATTATTTCGTATGTGTATTTTTCCATTTTACAACTCCGCGCTTGCTGTCCATAGGTCGGCTGCTAAAAAACAACCTGAACCAGTTGCGTTTGCAGTTCCAGTTATTCGATAACTTGATGTGTTAATGCTTGCCGCTGAAATACTTGGAAATCCATTTATGCCCGTTGTGACAAGCGTAATAGTTGGCGTTCCTCTTTTTACTACCGCAAAAGGTATGTCTAAATAGTAATTAGAACCTGAAGTGGTATTTCCTGACCAAATAGAATTATTGCGTGTCTCATAATAACGCTGACAGGCGCTAAGTTCTCCTTGGATTGTTCCGCCACCTGCTCGCTTAAAGTTTGTCGCTATTGAACCAAACTCAATTTGAACACCTGTAACCTCAAACCAGTCATTAGCCCCAGCCGTACCAACAGGCGCATTAGAGAAAATTAAACCCATTTCATTAGTATTGCTAGGCGCGGTCGCGGTGTATTGAAAACGCTGCCAAGATGTTGTCAAGGTTGAGGTTGCCGTAATTATGCTATTTGCACCTGTGTATCCGTTAATAATTATTTGGTCTGTACCTGTGCCTGTTTGTAAATTGACATTTAAGACAGAACTAGCAGATGAATAGTTTGCACCTGCCTTTGCCCAAAATGAAAGCGTCACGGCTTTGTTTGCATAACGCACAGAGTCATTTGTTTCCATTGAATAAAACAAATAATTTGTATTAGTGGCTGTAGTTCCTGAGTCTCTTTGCACTCTTGCTGAATATTGAAAACCTTCAAGTGCTGCCGCTTGGCGAGATACTGTCATACCAGTTGCTGACCTAAACATAGCCCAACGATCTGCCGTGTAAGAAATATTTCCTGTGGTGGCAAAAGATGTACCACGCTGCCAAATGTCCATTGCGCCGTTGATAATTCCGTTTAGGTTTACGCCTGTTTGGTATCTAATTCCGACCGAAGTGGAACTATCTGCTACGAGCGTTTCGCCGTTGTTGCCTACTGCTAGGCGATTAACTGTGTCCGCAGCTGTGCCAGCGATCAGGTCACCCTTAGCATCAACAACAGTTTTTGCAACCATCGTGCCCATTGTGGTGTCGATAGCGTTGCCTAGTGTGCGGATGGCAAGCGCACCATTTTTTACAAGGTCAGTATTGTCTGGCTCTGGCCAGTTATAAATCGGTGAGGTTGCCATTTATGTTAGTGCTCCTGTCGCGTTGTTCCAGATAAGTGTACCATTTACGCCTGTCCAATCTAATGAAGCAGGAATTACTGTATCCCATTGAGTTGTCGATAATGAGAACTCTGTGGCTGAGATGTAGAGAGTTATCTCAACAAAGCTAGGTGTTGCTCTTAGTGCCACATTCTCAACGAAGCCTTCAAAAGTGCCACCAAGCAAGTTGCTAGGTAGGTTGCTAATAAGCATAGGCTGACCGAAATAAACCCCAATCAAAGCATCAAGCATTGTGTTGCCAATGTCTGGATTATCTAGGCGAAAGGTAATTGCTCCAAGTGAGCCTTTAGGCACACGCCTTAGATTAAGCTCTCTATTGGCGATGTCGGTGATGTCTGCAAGGTTCTTGATGTTAGAGTCCACCGAACGCTCAAAAAGGCCATAAGCGGCTATTGAGTCTGGATCAGAGGTGCTGTATGTCGATCCGTATCCTGTGGCGTATCGATAAATAAGGCTGTTACGGATGCGAGCAACCTGAGTTGTTGAGGTGATAGAACTTGGTGTTGCATACGCGCCATCAATGAAAGTGTAGCCATTTGCTGAGAGAGTGTTAGATCTGTGGTCTGCATCTGCATAGGAAACATCCCCATCCTTTTCCTCATAAATCTGCCCAAGTGCGCTATTGGCAATCTGATCGACAAGGGTCTGAGATTTAGCAGTCGCATTCGCAGCTAATGCAATCATTGTATAGAAGCCTGAGTCCACTTCACCGATGTAAGTTTCTGCTTCGTTCCATGTCGTAGTTGCTGGGTAAGTGTCCCATGTGACAGTTGGAGTCACTTCGTTCCAGTTAAGGTTGAGTGCTCCGCCTAGAATGGCTGCAATCTGTGCGCCATCCAAGCCTTCTGCAAGGGCTGTGTTATAGACAGCCTTAGTCAAGCGAGCAAGTGAGCCAATGCCTAAGATCGTGCCAGTCGTGACATAGCCTGATTCTTCTGGACTTCGCACTCCGATGTTAAAGTCTGAGACTTCGCCACCAAAGACAGTCACATAAGTGCCAGATCCGTTCTTTAGCTCTAAAGTAATTGGCTCTGTGACATTGATGGTAAAGGGTGCATTGTTGTCATTGATGATTTCTACTCGGCAGTAACCTGCGGTGCATTGCCTGTCAATGTCTAAGCGACCAGATGCAAAAGACACAGAGGTGACTGTCGTATAGACATCATCACCTACTGTCACGCGCCATTCTGGAAGCCATGTCATAGTGCGGTTAGAGTTCCTCGGTCACGGGCTTGGCGAATTACATCATCGATGAGTTCAGCTGCCGCATTTGGATCTCCGACTATGCCGAAGTTGTTTGTGATGTTGTACTGATTAGCGGCTTGGGCTGCATAGCGTGATCCGCTTACTGCACCTGATACACCTGCTCCACCTGCTAGACCTTGCAATAAGGACGAACGAGCGATGCTTTCTAAATCAACCGATGAAGCCATTGAAGTAGCAGCCGATGCATTCGCCATGTCAAGTAAATCTGCAAAAGCATTAGCGCGAGCTGTGGCTGCATCCGCGTATTCAAGAATGGCTGCAATCGATCCACCGACTGTTGAAATAGGCGCAATGTAATCACCTGCTGGGATTCCAGAGCCTAAACTTGCACTTGTTGGAATCTTACTTGATCCAGTTGAAGCGAGATTGATCTCACGAAGCAAGCGCAACGCCTGTTCAAGATTAGTAAGGTTTATCAGATCTTTAGGCTTCAGACTTTCCAGAATTGACTTGATGTCTTGAAGTTTGATGTTCTGGAGACCCAATGCTCCCAGAACCTTTAGATCTTCATTTAGTTTTTTTGTCGCGGCAATGATGGCTGCTTCATCCTTAGCGGCAATGGCATCTTCCAGAGCAAGGATTGATTCCTTAACTCGAAGGCGTGCCGTGTCATTAGCAATCTGTAATACCTGCGCTGCGCTCGTTGCCTGACCTAGTTGTTGAGCTTGATTAGTAAGAGCTGCTGCAATCTGGATCTTGTCCATGTCAAAGACTTCATTGCCCTTGTTAAGAGCAAGGTTAGCCTTGTCAATGGCTGCTGCAAGTCGCTTATTTTTAACAATCTTAGCCTGCGCTGCTGCTTGTTCTTTCGTCAGCTTTGTCATCGCCATTGCGTTCTTTCGAGCGATGGCATCTGCGCGCTGTGTATCCTGTGAGGATACTGTCATTGAGATGTTGCCAAAACCCTTACCATCACCAAACAAGCCGCCCGATGGAGCGAAGAAACTTAGATTCTTAAAGTCAAAGATTGACTTGGTGATCTTGATAAACTCGCCTGTTTCACGGACGAAGTTAGCAATCGACTGCGCTGCCTTATCGATCTTAGCAATAAACTCATCTGTTGAATTGGAGTTAGTAACAGTCATCAATGCATCGACAAGACCCTTACCAATAGTCTCTTTAGCATTGTTAGAAGCCACAGTCAATTTAGCAAGTGAACCTGCATAGGTATCAGCTGCCGCGCTTGCTTGCCCTGCGAATAGAACTGACAAGCGTTCTTGGATCTGCTCAAATGTTGATGTTGAAAGTTCTGCTCTAGTAAGTCCTACACCCAAGCGACCTAGTGCCTGAGTTTGACCCAAGTATGCCTTCTGCAAGCTTTGTGAAACTTGGGTGACTGACTTGCCCGTACCTGCCGCGATGTCAAGTGCAAGCCCAAGCAATTCCTGTGACTTAGTGACATCACCTGTTGCACGAAGTAAGCGATCCATCGCTGGACGAAGCTCGTCATCGAGCACGCCTGTCTGCATTTCAAGGCGAGAGATAAAGCCATTGACTGTGCCAATGTTTGATCCGTAAGCCAGACCAAGATTCTTTAGGGTAGTGCCTAGAGCCTTAGCAGCCTTGTCATCCTCTGCGAATGCCTTAACAGATGCCTTAGCGTAGGACAGAAGCTTCTGTGCGCTATAAACAGCAAGCAAGCCTTTAGCAAGACCTTTGACATTCTTGGTCAGTTTGTCTGTTGAAGTCTCAGCTTGCTTAAATGCCTTTTTGCCCGTGAACTCGGCGGCTATGTCAATTCTTACATCTGCTGCCATTAGCGCACCTGTGTCCTTTTCTCGAACTCAACTCTAGACTTCTCAATCGCTCTGACAACAGCTGCATTAGCCTTGCCTTGATCTTCTGCCCATGCACGAAAGATTGCGCGACCCTTCATCTTACGAGAAGCGCGACCTGACTGTCCTTCTTGTCTCTGATAAGCATTGACAATGCGTGAAGTCTCGTTCATAGCATCGATGAACTGCTTGCCAGCATTAGGATTGTTGCTTAATGATTCGCTCTTAGATCCTGAACGGATTGTCTTGCCATAATTAGAATGACCAAGTGCCACGACTTTAGCCAATGGTGCTTGGGGTCTGCCCTGCGGATTTAGGCGACCAGCAGTCTCATAGATAGAGCCTGAAGGTGAAGCATTGACAATGCGAGCAAGTGAGCGAAACCCAGAGCGATTGACTTTAGATGGCGTGGTCTTATACCCAACTCCACGCTTAGCCTCTGAAGATGACCAGACTCGGTTGCCCCAAGTGCCGTTAGTGCTTTTAGCCCAACCGCTTAAAGGTGCAGTTGATGGAATGAAACCGCGAGCCTTAGAGACAATAGGCTTCAAGACTCCAGCGATTTCTTTCTGTGTTTCTTTAGCAAGATCAGGTGTGAACGCTCTGAGGGCTTTTCTAAGCTCTACCGCGCCTTTTACTTCCGTTGGCATCGCTCACCTCTTTCGCTTCATCTTTAAGCCCTTGCACTAATGCATCGAGCATTGCCTTATCTAGATCTAACAACTGCTGTGGCGCGATTCCCAACCTAATGCTTAGCCTAGCAATTAGGTAGGTGAATGGAAGATCGCGCTTTAAGCTAAAGGGTCAGAGTCCAACACTTCCACGCTTTTTAGCGTTTCGATGAAGTCCATCCCATAAGGCTTAACAGTTTCACCTGTCCTGCGTGTTACTTCCCATGCTAACCAATAGACATCGCTCTGCTTTTCTTCATCGCGGAACGCCTTATGAAAGCCCTTTTTAGCGTACTGCTCGAACGCATACTCCACAGCTGGAGTGATTTCGCCTTCTAATACGCTTCCATCTGTACGAACTATCTTTAGTTTTGCCATGAGTTTGCCCCTTTGTTAGTTTCTTACGCTGTTGTTACTGCGATTGTACCTGATACATTCCAAGTTACGCTCTGAGTTGATAGGTCTGCAACTGCACCATTTACAGGTGTGATGTTATTGACCAAGCATGTCATTGTGTAAAGCGGATTTGTAGGTGCTGTCGCTCCAGATTGCTGCTTAAATGTAACAACTGTGTTTGTTCCCCATGTTGCCTGAAGTGTCTGAAGTGTCTTAGCTGTTGCTTCATCGTTCAAAAAGTCGATTGAGATGCTTGAAGCTTCCAAGCCCTTAACGAATCGATGACCCTGATCCCCGAGTGCTGTGACTTCCAGCTCATCGAAGGCGCGGTTAATTGTTACTGAAGTTACTAATGTCGAGAGATCAACCGCATTGACAGTTAGAACTCCCGTATTTGCTAGATAAACTGACATGGATTTATTCCTCGTCCTTCTTTGTAGTTACTGGCTTTGCTGCTGGTGTTTCTTTAACCTGCCCGATCTTGATCAGAAAGGCTTCGTTCTCTTTTTCCCAATCGGACATGTTTAACTCCAACTCGTTAGGATTGATACGGACATCTCGCAGCTGAGTAGGTCACCCGAAGCAGCATTGAGAATACTTGGTGCGCTGATTGCGCTTACATTATAGACCAGAGATGATGCGGCTAACTTAGTGAACACGCTTACTACTGTGTCCTCAATGCCGTTAAGGTTTCCTTCGTTGTCAAATAGCGGAACAGTCATCACGATCTTAAAGTTAGCCATCGGGCTAACAGAGATCTGCCCATTGTTATTCGGTGTCAAGTAAGGATCATCTGGAGAAACAATTACAGAGTTAGCAAGAACTGTGGCAGGTGGAAAGGCGAAAGTCTGCCACTTAGCATTATTGACTAATGCAGTTGCTAGTGTCGTTCTTAAAGTCGTTATGGCTACAGGTGGCATGGGTCACCCGATCATGCTGGTAGGCGCGAGTGCGTGCGCAATCAATCCTCTTACCTTAGCGAGTAGCTGTGCGCTCATTCGATAAGGTGAGGGCTGGAAATCGACTGCGTTACTGCCTGAAAGGGTGGCTGTACGCGCTTGCCAGATCTCAACAGCGATCATCAAAGCTGCATTCTGAACTGCTGTGTCTAAAGTGTAATCGACATAAGTATCGCCTGATACTGTGCCAAAAGGTTGGACTGGATGCTCTACTGCTGGCACATTGTTATTGCCTGTGATGTTATAGGTGATGTTGTAATCGCCCACTCCAGTAAGAGTCTTATTGCCATTGTGCTTAGATCCGTTGCCTGTGATGTTCACAGTCTGACCTACATAAAAAACTTTCTCTACTTTGTCCTGAAAGTAAAGAGTTCCAGTTGTTGCTGTGTTGCTATGAGCAATGTTGAAATAAGAATTAGTCCAGAGCATAGGCAGTAGAACTGCATCGGATGCATCACAGACTTCTTGCAGGGTGGCATCAGGGTACAGCGTACCGACTCCGAGAGTGCTACGGAGTTCTGCGACTGTTGTTAATGCCATTGCTTTTCCTTTCGTAAGACTCTAGGGGATCAGAGGGCTACTGACCCCCTAGAGCGACTTAGTAACCTATTAAGTTAGGTTGAACTTACGAACACCCTTACCTGACTTAGCAAGATAGATTGCTAGGTATCCGTAAAGGTTGATTTCGATCTCGCCTGTTGTTAGAACATTCACGCGAAGCTGTGTCTGTGGTGATTCCCAAACATAAACTGAAGATGGTGCAACCAAGAACATTGAGTTGTCGATTACGCCAGATGTTGTGATGTTGTGATCAACGATTAGATCAGTTCCAAGAACATTTCCGCGAACAGATGAAGCTACTGCTGAACCTGAAGCGTTCTGTGTTGCGCCCTGTGCTGAGTACAATGCGCGCCCAGTAGTATCTGCGAATCCTGCGATTGCTGCCCAAGCGTCAGTCGATGCGACTAGCTTGTTAGCGAAGTCTCCGCCTGTACCCTTGTAAGCTGCTGCGCCTTCTACTGAAATAAATGATTGCAATCCAGCTGCTGTTGCTGCTGTAGTTGCTGCAGTTGTTCCTGCTGAAACATAAGCAGCTAGAAGTGCTGCATCTGTTGCCTTCTCGTAAGATTTACGAAGTTCAGCCATCAAAAGTTCCATGAATGCAGGCTGGCTGCGATCCACCAACTCAAAACTCACGCGGTTTAGCGCGCTGAACTTGTTGATGTCAATCGTGTCATAACTTGAAGTCATGCCTGTCTCAGATGGTGCTGCACCTTCGTTTGTGTCTGCTGTTGTTGGTGCAACGTTTGCTGGATCAGCATTCGTATAAAGGCGTGGGACTGTGAAGCTCATGCCACTTGGCAAAAGTGCTGATCTTGTTGCTGCTTCAAATGCTGGACGTCCAGTAAATGTGTCTGTGATAAATGTGTCTAGGTGTGGTGCAAGTGTAAGACCTGTGTTTGTTGATGTTGAGTCATCTGCTGCGCGAACTACGCGGCGTGCTTCGTCATCACCAAGTGCTGCCTTGATGTTTGCTTCTAGATACTGTGCTGAAGTGATTGGTGCTACGCGCTCGCGCACGAATGTAGTTGCTGTCACTACAGTTGGGCGAGCAGCTTCAACCGCTGCTGCTTCTACTGCTGGTGCTGCAACTGTCTCTGGAGTATTCTCCACAGCTGTC